CGGCCGCCCCGATGCTGGCCTGCCACGGATAGCCGTTGTCGGCGTCGGCCACGACCTCGCGGGCGGCCTGAGTGGTCGAGGAAATCACGCCCGACACCCGCAGGCCCCCGTGCTCAACCTGGATGCCGTCGATGTGCCCCACGCGTGCGGCGCGATCGTGGTCCAAGTAGACCTTGGCGCCCCCGCGCACGGTGAGGCCGGTCAGGTCCACAACAACGGGGAACCGCCAGCCGGCAATCGCCAGGGCCCCGCCGGTGTAGGCGTCCATGTGGAACCGTCGCGGCCGCGCGGCCTGGGCATCAGGGCCAGCCGCCGCCTCCATGTTGATGGCCGCGATGAACTTCAGTTCACGCGGCTCGTCGCTGGTCTTCACGGTCCGTTTCCTCATCTGCCTGTGGCTGCGCGGGCTTCGGCTGCGCCTCGGCCATCGAGAGACCGAGTTCCTTCATCAGCGCGACTTCCTTCGCCCGCTGCCGGAGTTCCGTTTCCCAATCCTTGCCTTCCTTGGCGTATTCGCTGGCCAGGGTGGTCGTGTGACTGGCCAGGCGCGTGGCTTGGGCGTTCGCTTCCTTAGCCGGGTCCACGTGCTCCATTCCGTCCCAGAACCACTGGTGGGGATGATCGAGGAGCGCCCGCGCCGACGCCGGCAAAAGGCCCGGCACCCGCACCGCCTCGCGCAGCCAGGCGTCCAGCACGCGGTCAAGCACCACGTCTTCCAGGTGGACCTGCTCGACGCGGATGGACTTGAAATACGTCTGGTGGTCGAGACGTCCGCTGGCGTAGTTGTATGCCGACGAATCGCACAGGGCGATGTTGCGCGGCATGTTGAGGCACCGCGCCGCCTCGTTCAACTTCTCACGCACAAATTCCACGTAGGTGGTCGCCGGCTGCTCGGGCTTGACCTGGCTCATCTTCCAGCCGCCCGGCAGCGTGAGGAGCATGTTGCGTTCGAGTTCGATGGTGTCCATCGGGTCGATGGGCTCCGCCTCGCCGTTGGGCGGGGCGTCGGTCTCGACCGTGCCGGAGATGTTGGCGGCCGTTTCGGCGGCATCCAGCACGGCAGCCGTAAAGCGCCGGAGTTGCGCGAAGATCGGCAGCGCCGGCGTGATGTCCGGGATGCCGCGGTGCTGGCCGGGCCGGTCAGCGCGGAACCAGTGAATCACCGACTCGGCCGAAACGCGGTCGTAGTCGAGGCCCAGGGACGCCCTCGCGCCCGGATGCGTCTTCAGGACGTAATAGGCTACCGGGTTGCCGAATGGGTCAAAGGTGATGCCGTCCGCGGCGCGTGGGTCGGCAAACACCGCCTGGGAGAAGTCAGGAGTGGCGACCTGGTCGGCCTCAATGAGCCGCAGGTCCAACTGCACGGGCGAATCGAGGTTCTCGTTCGAGATGAGGAGGGCAAACGCCTCGCCGTCCTGCGCCCTGGCCATCCGCATGGTGCGGAGTTTGGCGGCAAGGCCCACCCGCGTGGCCCAACGCATGAATTCCTGCTCGATTGCGCGGTTCGTCTCGGCGCCCGCAGTAAGCATCTGGAGCCGCGGCCCGGTGCCCACCACATCGTTGGCGAGCGTCAGCACGATGCCGCGGACGTAGGAATTGTTGGCCACCTCGTACCGCGCACGGTTCCGCAGGATGCGCCGGACCTCGGCGCTTGCGGCGGCGTCCGCCGACAGGCCATCGGCCCCCGCCCAGTGCCGGCGGTTACCGTCAGTCGTCTGCGCTGCGTCATACCGGCCACGCACGAAGCGCACCGCCATCCGTAGCCCGCCGCCAGCGGGCTTGGCGAATGCACGGATGCGCTTGATCCAGTCAAACATCACGCTGCTCCCGGCGGAACCACTTTCGTGAGGCGAATTCCCAGGCCCTTTGACCGCGCGGCCTTCTTCGACGCCAGATACCTGTCCGCCGCGATCTGGTCGGGGATCGAGTGCTGCTCGATGCTCCCCGCATCCCCCGAGGCAGATTTCGGCCCCTCGGCGTTGGTGCGAATCGCGTCGTCCAGTTCGTCGGCCATTTGCTGCGCTTCAACCGGCTTGGCAGTCGCCCAGATTCAGCTGCCGGCGCCGCCTTTCGAGATGGGCAAAGGCACCCACCGCCCGCACGGGGTCGTGGCCGGCAAGGAACGCGACCCATGACTCCTGCGCGGCATCCTCGCGGGCCTCGGATGGGACCCGTGAGAGTTCCGCCCTCAGGCGGACCGGATCACATACTGGCGGCAATGCGCGGGTCATCTACCCTATAGGGACACGAGAATGGCCCTCCTCGACGGGGAAAATGGCAGGTAGGAACAATTGTTACACCGGTGGACAGGGCAACCGGACGGTAAATCCAGCGTTGAGGCATCGCTCGGACGGCCCCGGCCAGCGGCACCTCCTGGCTCGCTATCTCCTGATCCGTCAAGTTGGTCGCGGGCCATTTGGCGGGATTTGCTTGGCGACTGGCGCGTTAAGGGCATGTTGGGCATTGGCGAGCGTGCCGAGCGAGAAAAAGTGGAAATTCGTTCGTCGCCGTAACGGATTGCCACACAAGGGGTTACGGCTGCCCCCCCCCCCCACATTTGCCGTGGATTGCAGTTTGACTGGGGCGCGTTCTTGTGCTATACTTCCTGAGCATCTAGACGCCGGAACGGCGCCGGAGCGGGGGAGTTTCTGAAATGAGCGCAGCCGGGGGAGCGCGCCAGCCGTCCCACGTTACGCAGCCAATCTACACCGCTATCGCTTTGCCCCAAATCCTGCTGCACTTGTTCGCTCAGACCTTTCCTGTCGTGCGGGTTACCCGTCGGTCAACCAATCTTCTGGAAAAAACTTCTGTAGAGGGGAGGCAGTACAATGAGAACGCTTTGTGTCACGGCGATTGCGGCCTTGGCCTGTGTCGGTCTTGCCACGACCTCGCAGGCGGGAGTCATCGTTCACTTTGACCAGGCTGCTTACAGCGTTTCACCGGGAGGGACGGTCTCTGTCCAAGTGCTGCTGGATATGGACTCCACGACGGTGGGAGACCAGGTTCCCGCCAACGGTCTCCTCAGCATGGGCTTCAAGATCACCTACCCCGGTGCCAAAGTCGAGGTGACGGACGCATCGGCCATCGTGCTGCCCGCGGAACTGAACTCAGACGGGCTTGGTGGCCCTGCGCCGAGAGCCTTCGGGGCAGGCTACGTCGGCGCGGCTGGCGCACTCAGCCTGAGCGCAACGTCGGGCTACAAGAACTCCCTGCTGGCGACAGTCACGATCCATGATCTTGCGCCGGCCCAGGATAGCTACACGCTGGCGTTGGGGAAGTATTACCAGCCCGGCGACAACTTCGTCCAGTACGGTGCGCTCCAGAACTTTGATTCGTCCATTAGCTTCGGAACCGCAACCGTAAACGTTGTCCCGGAGCCAGTGTCAGCAGCCTTGTTGGGGCTCAGCGGGCTGATGCTTCTCGGCCGTCGTCGCCGTCTTGCCTCCAAGAGCAGCCTTTCAAGATGAGCATGTAGTTCCGGGCAAGACCGCAGTTCAGGTGATGGCACGATGCAGGCAACGCCCCCAGGGCGCTGCCTTTTCGTGTTCATAGGGTGAGACACCGGCGTGTGGTGCGCAATGGGCTGCGAACAGCGTTCAGCATTGTCTGTGCTGGCTTTAGGGGAAAGCAATGACGAATAGCTCGGCACCACATGGGCCCATGCTCTCTCTTGAGCAGTTGGAGCCACGACTACTCCTGTCATCCACGTTAGGCGGGCTGCCGGAGGCAACGCCAGGCCTGTTTACGAACCTGGTGCACCGACCTAGCGCGGGCTACGATATCAGGGTCCCGGGGACAATGCCGGCCAATGGAATCCGGGACGGCTTCCTGTTTACGACCCTTGGGGGGTTGGATGACCTCAATGCTCGTACCAGCTGCTATGAGGCGGCCTTTGAGGCGGCGATCCTGCAACCCCAACTCACCTCCAGAATGGAACACGAAGCCGCATTGTGGGGTTATCTTAACGATAGTGCCGAGGCGGTGGGAACCATTGCCGAGGCTGGAAGCGACCTTTCTGATCTGGTTTCCGCGATAACAGATCCTGACCACACCAACAAGATAGTGGGGGCTTTGCTCGATAAGGTCAAGATCAAGACTGCTGTCGACAAATGGTCTTCTCTCGCTCATAACAAGGGCCTTAGTGACGCGCTTGGTTTCCTAAGTAATGCGCTTGAGGTATGGAACGTCGTCGCGAAGATTAACGGAATTGCCGCCGAGAAGATGTTGATGCACGTCATCGCGGCGAACGCACAGACCTTGGATCGCTTGGAATTCTTTAGGCCCATCGCGGATCAGCTCGATCAGGACCCGGCGGTGAAAAAGGGGTTTGACCTCGCGGCTGCCGCGATCGAGACGCTGGCGTCAGAGGTACCAAATGCGTACGTCACCTTCTTGAGCAGTGTCGTTGACCCGGAGGCCATCATCAGTGCCACGGAATTGGCGAGTGGTGTGGCCAGTGATCTCGTAGGCGAACTTGCGATATTCGGCGATCAGACGATAGGCCAGGTGCTTGGGCCCTGGTTCATGGACCTCGAGTTGGGCATTGGCCTTTGGCAAGAGGTGGACACCACCCGGCAGATGTGCGCAGCTGCCACCTTGGAGTCAGATTTGGGGAGGCTGGAGCAGTCAATGCCGCAGCCCTCACCGTCCGATGCGGCTGAGGCGGATCTCCATATGGTTAGGCAAATCCGGGATGGACTCGGCTATTGGTACGACTTCCAATACAACGAGATTCTGAGCCTCCACGTGACAGACCTATTGGATTGGGTGAATTACGCAGTCTGGTGGTCTACCGGCGCGCTATCAACCGTTCAGGCGTTTCAGGCCCAGGAATTGCAGCCTTGGATGGACTCCTTTTATTGTTGTTCACAAAATGAATATGAATACCTGCAGTATTATAAGAGACCCATGCCCCGAAGCGCCAGCATCGCGGTAACGCTGGACCATCAGAGCTATCAGAGGGGCGACGTCGCGGCCCTTACGGCGCAGATTGAAGATGCGGGCGTGCCCGTGTCTGACGCCTTGGTTCAATACCGAATTCTTGCGGGTGGGGTTGCCTTGACCAGCGGGGTACTTGCGGATCTGGGAGCCGGAAGATACGAGGCGTCGGTCAGGACAGACGACCTCCCTGGCGCAGGAGCTTTCACCGTTGAGGTCATGGCCTCCAAGGAGGGCTATACACCGCTAGACAGCCAAGCAGCAACGCTACGCATCGGAGCAAGCCAGAACAGCCTCGTTGCGCAGCCAGGATCCGTTCAACTAACTGCCGGCCCCAACTCCACTTCCAGCTACTCAATCGCGTTAGCCAACAGCGGTTGGGATGACGGCATCGTGACCGTGTCGAAGTCTGGTGGACTTGCGGCCTGGCTGGTTCTCAGCAGCGGCCAGTTTAGCCTTGCCGCCGGCGCTTCCCTCGTGTCCCTGAAAGCCTGGAGGAAGAGGGGGGCCTTTGCCGATAACTCCCGCAGCGCTCCAAGTGGGCGGGCCGCTTGGGGTTATGCGAGAGGAGGTCGGCCGATGATTCCCCTGGGAAGG